CGCCGCGCTGTCATTCGCCGCCGCCCCACCCTGCAGCACCGTCTGGCTGACGTAGTAGCGATACAGCCGCCCCTTCTTGCGGGTGTGGGTGGGCGACATCGCCCGCCCGTCCGGCCCGAACAGCAGGCCGCGCAGCAGCGCCGGGGGCCGGTCGCGGTTTCGCGCCGCCCGGGCGCGCGGGCTCTCGGCCAGGATGGCATGCACCCGGTCCCAGAGATCGCGCGGGATGATGGCGGCGTGCTCGCCGGGGTAGGACTTCCCCTTGTGCACCGCCTCCCCGATGTAGGTGCGGTTGATCAGCAGCTTGTAGACCGCGCCCTTGTCGAAGGGCCGGCCGGTCCTGGTGACCAGCCCCTCCGCCCGCAGGAGGGGCAGCAGCCTTGTGGCCGAGCCGAGCTCCGCGAAGCCCTCGAACACCCGCCGCACCGTCGCCGCACGCGCCTCGTCCACCACCAGCTTGCGGTTCTCAACCCGGTAGCCGAGAGGGACGGGGCCGCCCATCCACATTCCCCGGGCGCGCGAGGCGGCGATCTTGTCGCGCACCCGCTCGCCGATCACCTCGCGCTCGAACTGCGCGAAGCTGAGCAGGATGTTGAGCGTCAGCCGTCCCATGCTGGTCGTGGTGTTGAAGGACTGCGTGACCGAGACGAAGGTGACCTCGTGCGCGTCGAAGGTCTCGACCAGCCTCGCGAAGTCCATCAGCGAGCGGCTGAGGCGGTCGATCTTGTAGACCACGACCACGTCCACGAGGCCGGCCTCGATGTCGGCGAGCAGGCGCTTGAGCGCCGGGCGGTCCAGCGTGCCGCCCGAGACGCCGTCGTCGTCGTAGCGGTCACGGACCAGCACCCAGCCTTCGGCGCGCTGCGAGGCGATGTAGGCCTCGCAGGCCTCGCGCTGGGCGTCGAGGGAGTTGAACGCCTGCTCCAGCCCCTCCTCGGTGGACTTGCGGGTGTAGACCGCGCAGCGGAGCTTTCGGACCTTGGCCGGCATGGCGGCCTCCACCGCGGCTGTCGCCGCGCGTCTCATGCCTGCCCTCGCTGGGCCTTCAGCCCGAAGAACACCCAGCCGTTCCAGCGGGTGCCGGTGATCGCCCGCGCGATGGCCGAGAGCGACCGGTAGGGCCGGCCCTGCCACTCGTAGCCGTCGCGGGTGACGGTGACGGTGTGCTCGACGCCCTGGTATTCGCGGATCAGGCGGGTGCCGGCGACGGGGCGTTGGTCGTGGCGGATGCGGCGCAGCGTGATGTTCCTGCCGTCGATCTGCTCGCCGAGCGCTTCCAGGCGGGCGATGGTCTCAGGCCGTAGCCCGCCATAGGCGAGCTCCTGAATGCGATACGCCAAGCGGCTTTCCAGGAAGCGCCGGTTGTAGGGCGGCGGCTCGGCGGCGAACAGGCGGCGCCACTCGGCCTTCAGCTCGCCGATCGGCATTTCGGGCAGCGCGGCAAGCCGCGCCGGTACGTCCGGCTTCGGGATGGCGGGGATGGTGGGGGCGGGCGCTTGGGATGCGGCCGGCTTCTGCTGCTTCACGCGGGTCATGCGACTCCCTCTTTCTCGGGGTTCGCATGACGGCGCTGGCGGGCGGTGGAGTGTAGGCGAATGTCTCCCGTCGCCGCAGCGTCGCGGCCGGCTTCCTCGGCAGCGCGGCTCCTCAGCCGCAGCAGGCCGCGGGCCAGCAGGTCGCAGACTTCGCGGAGATGGGGTGGGAGGTGCTGCAGGGCGGCGGGGTCGGACGAGGGGCTCGGCATCGTGGGTTCGCACGCAAGATTGCCCTGCCCTGCGGATTTGGACAGCCAAAACAATCGCTTGGCGAACTGGCGCGAAGAAAAAAGCAGCCGCGCGAAAAGCGCTTCGCGCTGCCGCTGCCCGAGGGCGCAGATGCAGCGGCCCCAGTCGGGGCTGTCCTCCTGTTGCGGCGCGTATTCGCGCTTGACCCCGGAGCCGCCAGCCAAGATACGTCATTCCGCGAAGCACCGCAGGATGGAAACCCGTAGGATGGGGGCGTGATGACGTCGCGGGCGACGACGCTTGGGAAGGCCATCGCGGCAGCCCGCAAGGAGAGGGGCATCAGCCAGAAGGACCTGGCGGCGGCCGTGCTGAAGGACGACGGCTCCGGTCCGATTTCGCCGCAGTATCTGAACGACATCGAGCACGACCGGCGCAGCCCGAGTTCGGACCACCTGATCCGCCAGTTCGCGAAGGCGCTCGGCGTCGACGAGAACTACCTCTTCGTGCTGGCAGGCAAGATCCCCGACGAGGTCCGGCTGAAGGCCCGCGATCCTGACAAGGTCGCGGCGGCGTTCCGGAACTTCCGCAAGAGCGTGTCGAGCTGAGGGGGTGGTGGATGGTGGCATGGGTGCCCGACAGATCCGGCCGATTCGGAAGGCGTCCCCACTTCAGCCGGGAGGAACTCGACCGGGAGTGCGAAGCGATCGTCGGCAGCTTCCTCCGCAGCCGGTACGGCGAGGCGCGGTACCCCATCTCCACCGATGACCTGACGGTGTTGGTGGAGCGCCACACCTCAAGCCTCGACCTCTACGCCGACCTTTCCGCCCATGGGGAGGACGTCGAGGGAATGACCGAGTTCTTTCCGGATGATCTGCCGGCAGTGGCGGTGTCGGAGCGCCTGTCTTCTGACGCGCGGCGCGAGAACCGGCTGCGGACGACGCTCGCCCACGAGCTCGGCCATGCCCTGTTCCACCGCGCCCTCTGGGCCGAGCGGTTCTCCCGCGGCGGCCTGTTCGAGCGCGCCGGTCCGGATGCGAAGGCGATCTGCAAGCGGGACACCATCCTTGAGGCCCGCGAGGTGGACTGGATGGAGTGGCAGGCAGGCTATGCCAGCGGTGCCATCCTGATGCCGCGTTCCGCCCTGGCCCGCCTGGTGGCGGAGCTCTGCGTCCCCCGCGGCGTCCACGCCGTCGTGCACGTCGAGTCGCCGCTCGGGGAGGAGATGGTCGGTCGGGTGGTCGAGGCCTTCCGGGTTTCCACGGACGCGGCGCGGGTCCGCCTGTTCAAGCTGGATTTCCTGACTGCGGAGAGGCCTGCGCCTACGCTGTTCGGCTGAGCGCAGGCGCTGCTACGCCACTCCGCGTAGATTTTCGCTTGCCTGCCTTCTTGCTCGTCTGATACGTCAATGAGCGGATCGCCGGATCGCCCGGCGCGAATCGCTTCTTGGAGTCCGAGCATGCCCACCTTGGCGAGCTTCATCCGCAGCACCCCGCCGACCTCGCTTCGCAGCTACTTCAGCACCCTCGCTGCCCCCCCTGCCGGCGGAGATCCCCTGGGACGGCCCGCCCGGCGCGGTCGCAGGGCCGCTCCTCCGCGCGGTGGACGACATGGACGAGGCCGATCGGCTGCGGGTGATCAACGACGCCGAGCGGGTGGGCGCCATGGCGGACGAGCCGGGCCAGGCGGCGATCTACTCAGTGTGCTCCCACCACGAGCTGCTCGATCGGATGGAGAACGGTCATGCGCGGGCGCTGTGGGTGTTCCTGAACGACCGGACCACCTTCCGCCACGCGGAGGAGGTTCGCTTCGCCGACGCGAAGCGCTTCGGCCGCATCTGGGAAGGCTTTGAGTGCCAGCCCCACCTCACCGTCGCGCGCGGCGGAGCCGCCGTCGACGCGTTCCGGCGGACGGTCGCGGAGCGGTTCGGCAGCACGAATGTCGAGGTCGAGATCTGCGACCGCTCCCGCCCGACGCTCGATAGCCCGGACGCGGCGCTGATCCAGGCCGCCGTCTACCGGGAGGGACGAGCGGGCGACGTCCTCGAATTCGTGGACGGCAGGCTCTCGCGCCGCCCGCACAAGCCGGTGATCGAGGCGGCCTTGACCTATGAGCCGGCGGCGGGGGTGATCGAAGTGGTCGCCGCAGCACGGGAGACCCGCGAGGACCTCGTCCGGCTGTTCGCCGAGCATCTCCTGGGCACGCCATTCCAGGGGCAGCGGCTGCCCATCCGCCAGTTCAGCCTGGATCGGCTGCGGCAGCCCTTCGGCTTCCCGACCGACCCGGAGGACGGCATCGACTCGGTGCGCATCACCATGATGAAGCTGATGCCCTACGAGACGCAGGGCGAGCGCATCACCGTCGAGTGCATGCGCGGCGCCGAGAAACCGATCTGGCAGCTGGCCGCGGAGCGTCTCAAGGACCAGGAGCAGGGAATCGAAGGCCATGCGATCACCGCGGTTCGCCTCGCCATCAAGTTCCGTGCGGCGCCCGGGGCTCGTGGCGGTCGCACCCTGCCGGTGACGATCACCATGCCCAAGGGCTGCGACCTCAAGGACCGCACCGAGCGCGAGCGCATCATCGGGGAGAAGTACCTCCGGCGCTGGCGGCTGCTGCGCGATGTCTGAGGGCCCGCCGCCGCTCGATGCCGAGGCGGTGCATCTACTCCTTGAGATCCTTGAGCTTCGGGAGCCGCTGTTGTCCGGCGCTGCGGCAGAGCTAGGCCCCCGAGCCGCGGTGCTGCTGAGGGCGGCCGGCCTGCTCGTGCCGCATGATCATGAAGCGGTCAGCGCATCCCTGGCCGATCACGAGGACACGCCGGTTCCGCTCATCTGGTCCGAAGCGGCTGGGGGGTTCGCCTATTTCAGTCCCGCGGTGGGGCCGGTGGCTGTGCCTCGGGAGCGGTTGGTGCGGCACCGCGTCGATATCGACGTGGTCCTCGATGCCGTTGCCGAACGCCTGGAGCGACCGCGCAATCGGCCAGCCTTTCCCCTCGTCGATGGATTGCTGTGGGAGCTCGGCGATGTGCGTATTGGGCGTCGTCGCGAGCGCGACCCGCTTTGGTTCACACGCCGCCTCGGCGATCCCGCGGTCAATCGGCGGGTCGCCGAAGCAGCTCGAGCCCGACCAAACAGCCGCCGGCGGGTGATCCTCACGAGCACGCGCCCGGCCCGCCTGACCAACGTCGCCATTCCGGGGGCCGTCGTGGTGGCCCTGCACGACGTACTCGCCGCTCCAAACCGTCTCGCCGTCAGCCCCGACATCCTCGACGCCCGGCTTCGGGGAGTGCCGCCAGTTGCGGCGGGGCCGCTGGTCCTGTCCCCTGACGGCACCAAGCTCTCGATCAACGGTGGCGACCCAATCCTTTTCCGGAGTGAAGCGCAGAAGGAGGCCATCCAGAAGCTGGTTGACGCGTATCACGCCGGCACGCGCCTTCGCGGGCGGGAACTGACGCACCACCACAGCCTGCAGACCTTCTTCGGCAAGGCGAAGTGGTCACGGCTGGCGCCGTTCCTGAAGAGCGACGGGGGCCTCTGGGGGTTCGAGCCCTAACCGAATTTCTGCCTGTTTTTCTGCCGATCGCCGGCTCGGTTTTCTGCCTGCCTCGGCGCGACCCTCCCCGCAGGTCTTCGAGGGAAGTCGCCATGTCCGTCAGGCACCTGCACCAGGCCGATCTGGCCCGCCGCTGGAACATCAGCCCGCGTACGCTGGAGCGCTGGCGCTGGCTCGGCCAGGGGCCGCGCTTCCTGAAGATCGGCGGCCGCGTCGTCTATCGTCTCGAGGACATCGAGGCGTTCGAAGCGGCGCAGCTGCGCACCTCCAGCGCCGCCGTCTCCGACGCCCGCAAAGCCGCCTGATCGCACCCGGCTCTCCTGCCGGGTCTTCCCGGGAATGCAACACCGCCGCGAGGCGGGAATACCGGGACGGTCTGCTCCGCCGCGTCGGGGCCCGGCAGCGCCTTCATCGACGGAACAGGAGCGCGACGACGAAGGAGTCACGCTCTGATGTTCAAGACCACGACGCCGCTGCAGCGGCTCCGCGAGTCCTCCTACGCCCTGGCCGATCTGCCGGACAGCTTCCGCACCGGCGAGCTTGGCGAGTACGGCCAGCCGCTCAGCAAGGCACTCACCGACGCGACGGTGGACGACGTCGCCTTCGCCATCCAGGCGCTCGGCGACGAGGCGGACGCGATCTACCGCCGCGTCACCGCGCTGCGGCAGCTGCACGACCGCGCGCGGCGCGCCGGTGCCCGCGGTGCCGATCTCGCGGTAGAGGCCGCCGTCCGCCTCGAGGAGCGCCGCAAGTGAGCGCGCCCTTCAACCAGACGCAGCCGGGCGGCTTCCGGATCATCACCGCCGACGAGCGCCTGGCCGAGCGGCGCGGCATCAAGGGCGTGCTGACCGGCATCTCCGGCATCGGCAAGACCTCGCAGCTGTGGACGCTGGACGCGGCGCGGACGCTGTTCGTCAACCTCGAGGCGGGCGAGCTCGCCGTGCAGGGCTGGCCCGGCGACGAGGTGCGCGTGCGCAGCTGGGAGATGGCGCGCGACCTCGCCTGCTGGATCGGCGGGCCGAACCCGGCCATGCGGCCCGACCAGCCCTATGACGCGACGCACTACCAGCGCGTCTGCACCGCCTTCGGCAGCCCGGAGCAGCTGGCGAAGTACGACACCATCTTCGTGGACAGCATCACCGTCGCCTCGCGCCTTTGCCTGCATTGGTGCAAGGGCCAGCCGCAGGCGGTGTCGGATCGCAGCGGCAGGCTCGACCTGCGCGGCGCCTACGGCCTGCTCGGCCAGGAGATGATCGGCTGGCTGACGCATTTGCAGCACGTGCCGGACAAGAACGTCTGGCTCGTCGGCCTGCTCAACAGGCAGCTCGACGACTTCAACCGCCCCTACTTCTCGCTGCAGATCGAGGGGAGCAAGACCGGGCTCGAACTGCCGGGGATCGTCGATGAGGTGATCACCCTCGCCGAGGTGCCGCGCGAGAAGGAGGCGCCGTACCGCGCCTTCATCTGCACCACGCTCAATCCCTTCGGCTACCCGGCGAAGGACCGCAGCGGCCGCCTCGCGACCGTCGAGGAGCCGCATCTCGGCCGGCTGATGGAGAAGATCCGCCGTCCGCTCGCATCGCCGCCCGCGGCGCAGTTCCAGGTCGCACTGCCCGCGGCGGGTCCCGCGACACCCACCAACACGACGACGGCGCAGGAGGGCTGAGCCATGTCCGGCAGCTTCACGCACGACTTCAACGGCGCCGAGGCGCAGCAGGACGCCTTCGAGCCGATCCCCGCCGGCACGCTGGTGAAGGTCCGCCTCACCATCCGACCGGGCGGCGTCGGCCCGGAAGGTTGGGTGACGCAGAGCCGCATCAGCGAGGCGCAGTACCTCAACACCGAGGCGGTGATCCTGGAGGGTCCGCACGCGCGGTGGCGCGTCTTCACGCGCGTCGGGCTGCGCGGCAGGGGCGGCCAGGGCGACGACACCTACGCCAATCGCGGCCGCGCCCTGATCCGGGGAATCCTGGAGAGCGCGCGCGGCATCGCCTCGAAGGACACGTCCGACCGCGCCCGCGCCGCGCGCACCATCCGCGGCTATGGCGACCTGAACGGGATGGAGTTCCTCGCCCGGATCGGCGTCGAGAAGGACCGCGACGATCCGCGCGGCCCGGGGCGCAACGTCATCGCCGCCGCGATCGGGCCCGAGCATGCCGACTACGCCCGCCTGATGGGGGCGGCGCAGCCCATGCTGCCCGGCCCGGCGACCCCGGCGGGTGGTGGCGCCGCGCCGCCCTGGGCCGCCGCCCAGCCGGCCCAGCCTCCCGCCCCGGCGGGCAACGCGCCCTTCTGGGCGCGCTGAGCGGGAGGCCCGCCATGATCCCGCGCGACTACCAGCGGGCGGCGGTGGACGCCGCCCGCGCCAAGACCGCGGCGCACGGCAACACGCTGGTCGCGCTGCCGGTCGGCGCCGGCAAGACCGCCGTCGCCGGCTTCTACATCGGCGAGGAGGCGGCGTCAGAGCCCGCCTCCCGCTTCCTGGTGCTGCAGCACACGGACGAGCTGATCGAGCAGAACCGCGCGACCATCGGCCGCGTCGCAGGCCTCTCCGCCTCGGTGGTGAAGGCCGAGCGCGACGACTGGTCCGGCCAGATCGTCTTCGGCAGCGTGCAGACGCTGGCGCGCTCCGCGCGGCGCGCCCGCATGGGCAAGGTCTCGCACCTCGTCATCGACGAGTGCCACCGCGCGGCCGCGGACAGCTACCAGGCGATCATCGCCGACGCCCGCGCCGCCAATCCGAAGCTCAAGCTGCTCGGCCTCTCGGCCACGCCCGAGCGCGGCGACGGGCGGAGCCTTCGCAAGACCTTCTCGAACATCGCCTTCCACCTGCCGATCTCCGCGCTGATCGCAGACGGCATCCTGGTGCCGCCCCGCACCTTCACCATCGATCTCGGCGTCTCCGACGACCTGGATCAGCTCGGCGCGACGGCCGGCGACTTCGACATGGACGCCGCCGCCAAGGTGCTGAACCGGGCGGTGGTCAACGAGGCGGTGGTCGAGCACTGGCGCGAGCGTGCCGGCGACCGCCGCACCATCGCCTTCTGCGCCACCGTCGCCCATGCCGAGGCAGTCGCCAACGCCTTCCGCGCCGCGGGGATCACCGCCGCGACGGTCACCGGCGAGATGCCGGCGAAAGACCGCGCCGCGCTGCTCGCCCGCTTCGACCGCGGGGAGGTGCAGGTGATCACCAACTGCATGGTGCTGACCGAGGGCTTCGACAGTCAGCCGGTCGGCTGCATCGTCGTGCTCCGGCCGATGCTCTACCGCGGCACCTTCGTCCAGGCGGTCGGGCGGGGCCTGCGCAAGGTGGACCCCGAGCGCTTCCCGGGCGTCATCAAGACCGACTGCGTCGTCCTCGACTTCGCCGGGGCCGCGCAGCGGCATGGCTCGATTGAGCACGACGGCACCCTCGCCGAGGAGGAGGAGCCCGAGCCGGGACAGGCGCCCTACAAGACCTGTCCGGACTGCGCGGCGGAAGTGCCGCTCGGCACCATCGCCTGCCCCTTCTGCGGCCACCTCTGGGAGCGAAAGCTCCGCGAGAAGCGCCCCCTGCAGTGCTTCGGGCTGACCGAGATCGACCTGCTGGACCGCTCGCCCTTCCGCTGGTGGGACATGCACGGCGACGGCCAGGCCATGATCGCCTCCGGCTTCGAGGCGTGGGCCGGGGTGTTCTTCGACGGGGAGCACTGGCACGCCGTCGGCAAGCTGCGCCAGGGGCGTCTGCGGCATCTCGGGGTCGGCGAGCGTGCCCAGGTCCTGGCCGGAGCCGACGACTTCCTGCGCCAGGCCGAGACCAGCGCGGCGGCGACCAAGAGCCGCCTCTGGCTGAACCACCCCGCCAGCCCGCGCCAGCGCGAGCTGCTCATCCAGGCCGGGGACGCCGATCCTGCGCTCGACTTCGGCCTGTCGAAATACGCCGCGAACTGCCGGCTGAACTTCCTCTGGCACCGGGCGCAGATCCTGGCCGCGGTCTTCCCGAACGGCATCGGGAGGGCAGCATGAGGGTGTTGCCGCGCGATGCCGCTCGCCCCAGCGCCGCGCTCGCTCTGCGTCGTCTGCCGGCGGCCGGCGCGCGGCTTCGGCTGGTTCGACCCGACCCCGTCGCGGCCGCCACGGCCTTCCGTGTCGTTCTGCTCCATCCCCTGCCAGGAGTGGTGGACGCAGCGCGCCGCCCGGGAGGCGCCGGCCATGGTTGACCTCACCGAGCAGGAGCGCGCCGCCCTGCGGGCCGCGATCCGCGCCATGGCCGAGGTGATGGCCGAGATCGGCTGGACCACGCCGCTCAACGCGCTCTCGGAGCAGCAGGTGCTGACGCTCGCGGAGGTGGGCGTCGGCGCCTTCCAGGACGCGATGCGCGCCTGCGCTACCGCCTCGTCGCCGGAGGTGCCGTTCTCGGGACCCCAGCGCGCGAGCGCGCTGGGAGCCCGATGATGGCCGACGGCAGCCTCGACTTCAACCACCGCCAGAAGCCGCCGACGCCGGCCGAGGCGATCAACGCGCTGATCGATGCGGCGCTGGTGGCGGAGAACGGGACGCGGGCACGCCGGGAGTACCTCGGCGGTTCGCGCCTCGGCGACGCTTGCGCGCGGCGTCTGCAGTACGAGTTCCTCGACGTCCCGCGCGACCCGGACACCGGCTTCTCGGGCCAGGCGCTCCGCGTCTTCGCGGTGGGGCATGTCTTCGAGGATCTGGCCATCGGCTGGCTCCGGCGCGCCGGCTTCGACCTGCGCACCCGCAACCGCAGCGGCGAGCAGTTCGGCTTCTCGGTCGGCGGCGGGCGCATCCAGGGGCACATCGACGGGGTCGTGGTCGCGGCCCCGCCCCAGGCGATCAGCGTCGTCGCCGTGCCGGCGTTGTGGGAGTGCAAGTCGGCCAACGCCCGGAACTGGCGGGAGATCGTCCGGCGCGGCGTCGCCGCCGCGAAGCCGATCTACGCGGCGCAGATCGCGCTCTACCAGGCCTATATGGGCCTGACCGAGGCGCCGGCCCTGTTCACCGCGGTGAACAAGGACACTGCCGAGCGCCACCACGAGCTGGTGCCCTTCGACGGCGCGCTCGCCCAGGCCAC